TGCCTGCGGCCGGATGCCGTCCCCGGTGGAGTAGATCGCCATGTTGGCCACGAGTTCACGGACGAAGCCTGAATTGCGATGAAGGTAGCGCGAGCGCCGGACAAGCTCGCGACGGACTCGGGGCGTGAGGTCGAGTTTTCCATCACGGGGGGCTGCCCCTGGCACGATACCGCGGCGCCGAGAGGGGTTGGCCGCATCGTAAGGAGAAGCCCAGGCCTGCGGTTGGAGAACCGGTGGCAGAATGAGAGAGGCGAGTTGGCGCAGCTTGCTGATCATCGGTCAATAAAGGCGATGCGGGATTGCCCGACGCGGGCGGCGGGTGGGTAGGAGGCGGGGGCGAGCTTGCGCAGGGCTGACTGGCAGGCCGCGATCACCGTATGGATTTCGTCGATGCGGCGCTTGGTGGCCGATGAACCCGAGTCGGACCAACTGGCCAAAGTCTTGGTTAGCTCCGCCTTGTGGATGGAGAGGATTTCCTCCACCTCCGCGCGGGTGAACCCGATGGTGTAGTCGACAGTGGCCACCTTGTGCGCGCGGTCAGTGTCAAACCTCGGTTATGCGGATATAGGAGCGAACGAGTCGCGTGGGTCGTATCTTGCGCCAGACGCCATCTCCTAAAGTGCTATCGCGCTCTCCCTTGCCGTTGGTGTTTCCCTCCACCGTCACGATCTGAGTTGAGCCCTTGGACTGGTCGCGGATGACTACGCCGATGTGGCTGAAATCGAAGATGGCGAGGTCGCCGGCTAGGGCCCTAGCTGAGCGGCCGAGTATTTGTAGATTCCGCTCCTTGGCCCAGTTGGCGAAGTCGAAGGCGGCGGCGGTTTTGGGACGCCAGAGTTCAAGGACTTTGTCGTTCCGGAACGACAAAGTCTCTCTGACGGACGGGTCTTTGAGCCACTTTTTGATAACCCAACATACAAATGCTGCGCACCACGGCCACGGGGCCGGTTTGAGCCAAGTGGCCGATTGGTATTCGAGGATTTTGGGGCCGCGGTTGTTGCCGCCGACCTCGCGGACTCCGATTTCTGCTGCGGCAATATTGGCGAGTTTTTTGCGAAGGCTCATGCCTCCGGCTCGGAGTCAACCTGCGCTTCTCCAGGCGGAGTAAATTCCCGGCCGATAATCTTGAGCATGACGGCCGCCACGACCTGCATGCACTCGCAGTCCCAGTAGTGGTTTGGGCGCTGCCCGATTTGCTTCCACCGCCAGGTGCCGTTGAGGTTGACCCGGTGCTCGCTTTCCATCTGGCCGAGGTAGTCGTCATCGATGTCGTCGGGAACTTCCCAAGTCGGGCCCTTCTCGGGGTTCTGATTCCTTCGCAGACGGGACAAGATGTCTTTGACGTTGAGGTTGGACCAGTAGAAGACCGACGCCTTCTTGTCGGCTGACAAGACGACGCGGCGGCGAGGGGAGTAGAAGCGGTGGATGGCGCGGTTGCCGGCGAGCTTGTGTGAGAAGGTGGAGCGCTTGTCGCCGATGAGTGCGGTCCAACCATGATCGGCACAGTGGCGATAGACTTCGTAGGCATTGTGGCCGGCATCGAGAAAGACGAGGTTCGGGTGAATAGCGAACCGCTCCTGCAGACTGCCGATGTCTTGGAAGGTGAGGATTTTTTCGTTCCACATCAGCCGCGAGGAGCCGGTGGGACTCCATGAGCGCACCACGGCAAAGAGGTGATCCATCTGCACGTCGATGGTGAGAATGCGCAGGAAGGCGGCTGCCTGAGTTTGGTCTGGGGCGCCAGGCACGATCTTGCCGGCCTTGTTCATGATGGCCTCGTCTTCCCAAACCTCTCCCTTGCAGTAGCCGGTCCGTTCGATCTCCAGCTTGTAGTCATCGGCCATCTCCCGCCAAGGGATCGCCAGCCGTTTCTGGTAAAACTGCTTGAGCGAGGAGAAGTCGCCCTGACGCGCGGTGGCTTTGGCGCGCAGGTAGAGTTCGGCTAGAACGCCCCAACTCTGTGAGCATAACGAGTTCCAATGGAATCCGGCGTTTTCATCAGACGCCTTGGGATTAGCCGCCACGTATTTCCCCGACGCATTGAGTTCGCGACGCTGACGCTCGGTATCCTCGAACGGGCGGCTGCAGCCCGAGCAGAGTAGAACGGTGGACTGGCGCACGGCTTGGTAGTCCCAGTTGTCGTTCTCGTCGCGAGCCGACTTGCTCCACTCGATGTTTTCCCAGGCGAATGGCTGCCGCAGAGAGCAGGTCGGACAGGCAAAGGTCCACTCTCGTTGGTCGGTGGTCTCGAACTTGCGCTGTGTGTCGTCACCTTCTTCGCCGGCCTGCGACATGAAGACGCACTTGCCGAGCCAGCCAAAGGCGGTGACGCGTGCCTCGGCTTCCGCCATGTGTCCCGGTGGCCACCGCCAAGTTTCGTCGCCAATGAGCCACCTGATTGATCGGCGTTGCAGGTTGGTTTTGTTGTGAGCTCCGAGAACCCAAAGCGTCATGCCGTTGCGGAAGTGGATCGTGCTGTTCTTCTTTTTGTGACGGTTGCGCGGGTAGAGGGCTCTAACCGGCGCGCATTCGTCGAAGACTTTCTGCAAGCGCGACTCGCTCTGGTCCTTGGCGTCCTCGTCGGTCTGATCGAGCCAGAGGGTGGGGCCCGGGAGATTTGGAATGATGTAGCAAAGCCCGAGTTCACCCACGCTCGTCTTGCCGCACTGAATGGCTGCGATGATGGAAATCAGGTGGATGGCTGGATCGGCCAAAGCCTCGAGTGGTTCGCGCAGCCAGGGGGAGTTGTCTGAGCGGAACTTACCGGGCAGAGGCGAATAGGGAATGGAGGCAATGTGCTCCTCAGCCCACATCCACGGGGCGCGCCGGTCGGGCGGCTCCCATACTTCCCGCCAAAGACGGTCGAGTTGCTTATGGTGGCTCATTGGCCCTCGTGGAGCAAGGCTGCGAATTCGTCGATGGCCAGCGAGAGTTCCTTGCGGATGCGCACCGCATCCAAACCGGAGAGAATCGGAGGCAGTTCATTTTCTAATCGCTTGCGCAGCAGTGATACGGCCTGTCCCACATGATATGCCCATCGTGACCTGACTTCTTCGTTGGGCACGTATTCGCCCTTTCGCACCGAGAGGCGAAACTCCCGCTCCATGACTTCGGCTAGGAGTTTGCGGGCTCGGAGCGCTGATTCCTCGTCCGGTGCAAGAGCCGCCCCGCCTTTGAGTCCCTTACGAGCCATAAATTCACGCCATGCGGCCACATCATGGGTGCCGTTGGCTGAGGCCATTGGGCTATCGCCCATTTTTTTCCACGCGTGGATAGCTTGCCGGCTGACACCGAGAATTTCGGCCAGCTCGTGGTAGCTGGCTGCGGATGCGGCATCATTGCCGCTTGATCCGGCAGCGATTGATTGGAGCATTGACCTCTCGCCGCGGCTGAGCTTGCCGCCTGACTGGACTCTGCTGATGAGGTTACCGAAGTCGCGGCTGAGGATCTTGCGCGCAACCTCCGGCGGAATCTGCTCCATTCAAGGAGCAAATGGCGTCAAAGCGGACGACCCACCATGTTGATAAAGGCTTTGGCGGGGAAGTGATCTGGGAGCGACATGAATGGCGTGTTGGCCAAATGGGACTGAACTGCGAGCCAATCGATCTCATTGTCCTCGGTCATGGCCTGCCCAACGTAGGATTCGATGAGATAAATCGCGTTGTTCATCGATCCAATGATGCTGCGGTTGCTTCTCTTGGTGGCTACCACGGTGATGTTTGACCCATCAAAGTCCCCGTTGACCATCATGTAGGACGCCTCGATGTGGAGGAGTAGGTGTTGGAGGAAGCTTTCGTACGTCTTGTAGAGGCGCAGGTCCATGATGAGGGGCCAGAGTGAGGCATCGTGCATGATCAAGGCATGAGTGCCAGCGCGCGGGATGCGGAAGACGTCGGCACTCCATGAATCCTCGCGCCCGGTTTGGGCAACCTTACCCTCCTTGAAGGAGAGATCGCATTTGAGCCGTTTGGCCAAGGCCCGCGAGAGGTGGAGGATCATTTGGGCGAGATGACCTTAAGGAGCGCAGTCAGGCCAAACCCACGGGGCATGTTCCGCGCAATTTCCCAGTTCTGCAGCGTGCGCAGGGAAACTCCGAGCTTGGTAGCTGCCTCCTCCTGAGTGAACCGGCGACGCTCGCGGTACTCCTTGAGGACCTTGGCGAACCGTTTGCGAATGATCTTAGTCATGAGGTAACTACGCGATAAGCGCAGGGTGGCTGTCAAGGTTGACACGGCACTGACCACCAGATGCGAGTCCTTTGCGCTCATACCTCGGTGGCCGATCCGGCGGCTCTCAAGCCCAATCCGGCCAACCCCAACCGGCACAGCGCCCACCAGATACAGTTGCTGGCCGCCATTATCCAAGAGCAGGGGTGGAGGGCTCCGATCACGGTGAGTAAGCGCAGTGGGCTTATTGTGCGTGGACACGGCCGACTGGAGGCAGCCTTGCTTATGGGCTGCGACAAAGTGCCGGTCGACGAGCAGGACTACGCAAACGAGGCCGAGGAGTTGGCTGACCTCCTGGCCGACAACCGGCTTTCTGAGTTAGCTGAGCTTGATGAGGCGGATCTCAAGAAGGTGATCGAGAAGCTAAGGCAGGCGGACCCGACCTTTGATGTGGAATTGACCGGCTTTATGGAGGACGAGATCGCCAAGCTCTTTGCCGAGGAAGAGGCCGAAGACGCTCTGGAGACCATTCCGCGCATGGAGTGCCAGGCTTTCGAGCACCACGACTATCTGGTCTTCATGTTCCACGATTTGCGCGACTGGATGCTGGCCCTGCAAGGCATTGGCGTGATCGAGGTGGACTACTCGATCAGCCGCACCAGCAAGCGCATCGGCATCGGCCGCGTTCTCAATGGCAAAAGACTCCTCCAACTCATCGAAGCAGGCGGCAAAGCGGCCTGAGCCAGCTCCGGAGCTGCGCAAGCTCTCCATACGCCACGTGATCATGAGCCGCGGTCGTTCGCGGACGATGATGACGCATAAGATGTTTCCGGCTGCCACGCTCGTCGTGCCCCAATCCGAGGAGCAGGCCTATGCGCCCTTTGCACTAGAAACGGTGACGGTGCCTGATGAACTCAGCGGGGTGAGTGCCCTGCGCAACTGGATCATCGATCGGTTTGAGGATGATGTCGTAGTGATGCTCGATGATGACCTGAGTGCGTGCATGTGCATGGTCAGTCTGAAAGTTCGCCGCCTAAGCCCCGAGGAAATGGCTGCCATGGTTGAGAACACCGCTTACTGCGCGCAAGGGGCTGGGGCTCGGCTTTTCGGATGGCACCAGCGTAGCGATCCAAGACTGCTCCAGCGCAACGATCCCTTTGGGGTGAATCATTGGGTGGGGGGAGCCGTGGGGGTTATCGGCAAAAAGGTGCGGTGGGACGAACTGCTTAAGTGCAAGTGCGACATCGACGCGACGATGACCGAGCTGATGGAGAACCGTTTGGTCTGGAACGAGGCGCGGTTTTGCTTCCTGCAAGAGAGAGACAAGAATCTTGGTGGGAACTCGCTGATCCGGTCGGCCGAACGTATTGCGGCTGAGAAGAGGTATCTTAAGAATAAGTGGAAGGCGCACATCCGGTTTGAGAGCTACAAGAGTCAGGATCGGGTTTCGATGGATGCACCCCGCCGCCAGTCGGTAAGCCTCGGCTGACGCACCCTCAATGCACCCCCGAGGAAATTAGGCTATGATGTTTCACTGCGTTAAAGTCGGTGCATGCCTGAACCAGAAGAATCCGTTGCCCGCAAGCTGCCGATCTCGTTGGACAAGTTCCGTGAGATCATTGGGCGCAGCCGTGGCACCATACACCGCTGGGAAAAGCAGGGCCTGCTCCAGACGTATCTTATCTACAACCGCCGCTATGTGCGGGCTGAAGTTGTGGAGGAGTTTATCCGCAAGGCCGAGGCGGGCGCGTTTGCCAGACCGGGCCACAGGCCGCGCCGAAAAATGGTGCAACAAACTGATGGATTCCGTGCGTCTCCTGCGAGAGGCCAAAGGGGATGCAAAAATTCACACCAGACATGTTCGGACTCACGGGGCACGGCATGAGACTTAGAACGATTAGAGGCTACGATTTCGGCGAGGTCAGCTCGGCGATGCAAAAGGCGATCCGACGCGGGGAAACTCCATACGCTGGTTACTGGGCCTTGGAGCTGTGGGCCAGTGGCTTCGGCCACTATGTGTGGAAACGGCTGCTCACCGTGTCAGCCGAGGACTGCTGGGGCATCATCACCAAGGAGGTCAAGGCGCTGCATGAGTCGTACGCGATGATCAATGCAAACCTCTCCGGTCGCCGTGCCCGTGGCCGCATCTTCATCTCCAAGGCGGTGATCCTGCTTTGCGCGGCCAAGAAGAGCCGTGATGCCGACCACTTGCAGAACTTCGTTTACGACGAAATGCGCGGCATCGATCCAGACACGTTGGCCGATGAGTTGCGCAGCGCGCCGGAATACGTGCCGGTTCCCGACTATGCCTTCGATTGCCACACGCGCCGCGGCAAGTCGATGGGTAAGACGAAGGCGGACTTCTTCAAGGCCGAGCAGGCGGCGCTGGTACCGCTGGAGCAAGGGCTGTTTGATCATCTGGTCGACGCATGAAGGCTGATGACCCCACGTTGCCCGACCGCATCCACTTGCGCACGCTGGTGGAGCATGGGCTTGCTCCGATGCTCAAGAAGGAGCCGATGGAGATACTTGAGGGCATGTTGGGCGATGAGCTTCCGCCCGAGCCGGTGTTTGTGAATCTCACAGCAGAGCAACTTGAGCGATGTATCCAGGCGGCTCAGCGGGCGATGAGCCCACCGCCGCAGCCTGCGCCAGTTCCGGTTGCTGTGCCAGTGGAGCCAATCCGCGATAGGTTGGCGCTTAGTTCTGAGGAAACAGCCAAGGCGCTTGGTATCTCACGAGTTACCCTGTGGCGCTTGTGCAAACGTGGTTTGCTTAAACCCAGCTACGCTTTGCGGTCGCCTCGATTTGCGCTGTCAGAGATCGAGCGCTTCCTGCGCGAAACCCGCATTCAGTAAAGAAGCGCGCGCGACTAGAAATCGGCCTTTGCCTTGATCCCGACGTAGGCCACTGGCTTGTCCGTGGTTGTGCCTGGCTTGAGTTGGATGCGCAGGGAGGCAAGCAGGCGCTTCCAGAAAGGACGACCGTCAGCTGGGCTGATTGTCTTGGCCTCAAAGATGGCCTTGATTTGAGCCTCTGTCACTTGGCCACGGGGATTGCCCGCCGCACCTCGGTGTAGGTGATCGGTCCGGGGATGCCGTCTTGGTCGGTGTTGACCAGAGCCTGGATCTTTTTGATCCCGTTGGTCTGCACGGAATTGGTGACGTAGTTCACTGCGGTGAGGATCGCTGCCACGATAAACCCCACGATGGCGGTTTGGTCGAGTTGGCCGGCGAGCGAGGCGTCGAAGGCGGCGACTTTGGCCACAAGCGTGGCCACAAAACCCGCGATGATCGGCGTGAGCAAGCTGCCGGACTTGGAAACCAGAAAGCGCATGAGGCTGAGCTTGATCTTGCTCATGTTACTTGTCCTCCAAGCGCATGTGTTGCACAGCTGATTCGATGGTCCAGCGGATGAGGCTCTCGGTAGCCGAGATGCCCTCGGTGACGGCTCTGGACTTGAGTGTCTTGATGGCCTCTTCGCGCTTCTGACCGCTGGTGCGATCGGAGTTGGCCAGGGATCGGACGATGTCCAAGGCGATGGGAAGAAGGGCGCCGGTGCCACTGATTACGAGCTGGCGAAGGAGCGGGCCGTAGAAGCGCCAGATTGAATTGGTGATCCCGAGGATTTTCGCGACGAGCGATTTCATGACCCTCAGGGGGGTGTCAAAACGAACGACTTGCGGCTACCCCCATACCACCCGAGCCAAACGCTTCTTATGGCTCCCGCCGGATCGTGAGTTCCTACGGCTGATAAACGAGGAAACGGCCAACTGCGGCCTTCGTGCCGAAAACCATGCCAACATGGAGGGCACCCGGAAAATGGTGAAAAATATGGTGCGACAAAACTGATGGATTTGGTGAGCCCCCTGCGAGAGGCCAAGGGGGTTATGAAAAACAGCACCAAACGCAGTGAATACATCGGCACGTTCATTAAAGCCTCGGGCGCAGCCCGCACGATGCGCTTTACGACCGCTGCCGCCAATCTGGGCAAGCGCGGACTAATCACGGTCTGGGACGTGGAAAGCCGCGGCTTGCGCAAGTTCAACCTCGACACCCTGCTGGGCCGCATCATCGCGGCCGCCTGACATGAACGCGCATCAACCCGCCGTTGTGTCGGAATACAAGGGGCAGCCGCTGATCGTGCTTAATGCGGGATCGCGGTGGCCGTTCCAGTTCGGACTGGGCAAAGCGAAGATGATCCTCGAGCACATTGAGGCGATCCGGGCGTTTGCGGAGTCCGAAGGTAAAAGCGTTGGCGAGGAGGTGGCTCAATGAGCGCCTCCGCCATCAAGAAGCCGATGCTGGCCGGCAAGTGCGATTGCCCCGAGGCCTTGCGCTTTCCGGTTTTGGCCACGCCGAAGCTGGATGGCATCCGGTGTTTGAAGATCGCAGGCCAAGCGCTGACGCGCTCATTCAAGCCGATCAGCAATACGTTCGCCCGTCAGTGGATCGAGGCGAACTTGCCTGACGGCGTGGACGGGGAGCTGATGCTGCGCGGTGGCACGTTCAATGCGACCACGAGTGCGATCGGGCGCGAAAGCGGTGTGCCGGACTTCGTGTTTCACGTGTTCGATTACGTGAGCGAGGGCATCGATGTTCCGTATGCCTGCCGCGTGCGGGAGTTGGAGCGTTTGCCCCATTGGGAGCACGTGGAGAAGGTTCTGCCGGTTGAGATCGGCAACGCCGATGAGCTTGCCGCTTACGAGGAGAAGTGCGTGGCCGCTGGCTACGAGGGCGTGATGGTCCGTGATCCGGCGGGGCCGTATAAGTGCGGCCGATCGACCGAGCGCGAAGGCTGGCTGCTCAAGATCAAGCGGTTCGCCGACGCCGAGGCCGAGGTGCTTGAGCCCTACGAGGGTATGAGCAACCAGAACGAGGCCGAGCGCGATGCGTTTGGCCGGACCAAGCGCAGCCTGGCCAAAGCGGGGATGGTGGGCCGTGGCGAACTCGGCGGGTTCATTGTCCGAGCGCTCGATACGGGCGTGGAATTCCGGCTCGGTTACAACCACGTGCTCGGGGGCATCGACCGGGTGAGCCTGTGGCTCAAGAAGGAGGCACTGATCGGAAGATTGGTGAAGTTCAGCCACCAACCGAGCGGGGCCAAGGAAGCGCCCCGATTCCCGAAGTTTCTGGGCTTCCGAGAAGCCTGGGATCTCTAAAAACGGGCCGTGTCATAAACCATGCCAACATGAAGACCGCCCGAAAAATGGTGAAAAATATGGTGTTCAAAACTGATGGACCCAGCGCGGCTGCCCGCGAGAGGACAAGGGGGTTATGAAAAAGCCGGATACCAAAGCAGCCAGCGTGCTCTTCGGAGTCGAGCTGGAAACAGTCATCCCCGCCGGTTGCGGGGTTCAAGTGGGCAACTACCACCGTGGCGTTCAAGTCACGGGCGGGTTGCGCAAGTCGGACGGCACGGTTGTTACCGCGCCCAAGTTCAACCGCATGCCTTGGCGCGCCGAGCACGATGGCTCGATCCGCGGCAGTGGTGTGGCCTGTGAATTCGTCTCCCCGATCTTGCACGGGGAGGCGGGCGTGGCCGCGCTCTGCGAGTTCGTGGAATTCATGACCGCGATCGGCGCCACGGTGAATGACAGCTGCGGCTGCCACGTCACGGTGAGCGTGGATTCGATCATTGGCTCAAGCGACCACGCCAGGCGCGGGGAATTTGCCCGCAAGCTGGCGCACATCGCCCAGTGGCACGCGCGTTCGATCTACGGCCAGACGGGCACGGGGCGGCACACGAACACGTATAGCCACACGTTTGCAGCCGACGTGGCCAACTTGGTCAAGACGATGGAGCGGCACCCCGACCTGCGCTTCAAGGAATCGGCAGCCATTGCCTGTGGTCGCGGCATGATCAACTTCCGCAAGCTCTTCAGCCACGGCCTGGTCGAGTTCCGTGCCTTTGCCGGCACGACCAGCGTGGCCAAGGTACAGCACCACGTGGCCACGGCGATCGGGCTCTGCCGCCGCGCGGCCGAAGTGGAATGCCTCGGAGCGTTCAAGAAGAACAAGACGCAGGAAGCCCGCACGCGCACGGCGGCCGATGCGGTCAAGTTCCTGTGGGACTACCTCGGATGGACCGGCAGCAAGCGCGACTGTGCGCTCGGGCTGTTCGGTCGCCTGCACACGGAGTTCCGCCAATACCGCAAGGAGGCCCTGCGCCTCTGCCGCCAGTTCGATGCCCGCTACCCCAATGCGCCGCTTTAAGCACTCAAGCTACGTGACTCGCGTAGCACGACAACCAACAACAACCAAGAAAGGAACCAAGTAAGATGTGTGTGATCCTCGTATGCCCGCCGAAGGTTCGGCCGGATATGGATGTGCTGCGTGCCTGTCACGCGGCTAACCCGCACGGTGCCGGCGTGGGCTGGCGCCGTGGCGGCAAAGTGCATTGGCAGAAGAACCTCGGTCCCGAGGAAGTCGGCCAACTGATCGGTAAACTCGATGGTGAACTCGTGATCCACTTCCGGTGGGCCAGCGTGGGCGGCGTTCAGCCGCAGCTCTGCCATCCGTTCCCTGTGGACCGTGTGTCTTCGACCAAGCTGGAGGGGAAAGCGGCTCGGCTCCTTTTCCACAATGGCACGTGGTCGGGGCACAAGAGCGCGTTGGAATTCGTGGAGGCCAAGCAGAAGCGCAAGGTGGGCGGTCCGCTGAGCGACAGCCGGGTGATCGCGCTGCTGGTTGATCACCTGCGCGACAACTCCGTGCTTGAGCACATCGAGGGGCGGTTCGTGCTCTACTCGGCAAAGTCGACCAAACTCTACGGCGACTGGCGCACGTGGGGCGGCATGCGCGTGTCCAACTTGGGGTTCGTCTATGAGATGGAACGCGCCGAGCGCCGTGTGCGTTGGAGTGGTGACACAGCCGATGCGGGCGAGCAACTCGCTCTGTGGACAGCGGGAGCTGACGCCGATGACGAGGAGGTGGCGTCATGACGTTCAAGATCGTGGCCAGCCAAGGCGACCGCATCGTGTTCGACCAGCGTGTGGAGGCGACAAGCCCTCGCGAAGCGAGGGAGGTCATGAAGCGTGCGCTTCGACTGGAAAGTCTGACTGGACTCGTTTACGCGATCACGGAAATCCCAGCCTCGCTGATCGAGGAAATCGTGACGGCCAAGATGGCGCGGGTGACTGTGGGCAACGGACGGATTGATCCGGCCAAGCTCATGCGGGAGGCGGCCGAGGCGGCGGTTAAGCAAGAGCTAGCCGCGATCAAGAACCGGCTGACCGCGCTCGAGGGCCGCAAGGGTAA